CTTGGTTTCGTCGCCCAGTCGAGGAGATCGAACGAGTGAAGGCTGACGCCGAGCGCCGTGCCCGAGAGGTGTGGGCTGGCGTCCGCGCGGTCCCCGGCAAGGTCGAGCGAGCGCGGGCGATCGCTAATGAGGCCTTGATGCGACATTCGGGGCATCACAACAATCGACGTGACGCTCAACGTCGCGCGGAGTGGTCCAAGCAGATGCCAGATGAACTTGGACCGGGCTTCTCCCAAGTCATAGGCCTAGCTCATGAAATCGAGGGTTCACTGCCCCGGATTACCCACTGCAATGGCTACTATGCAGGGGGGCGGCCAATCCCAACGTTCAGCGTTCGCACCCAGCCTTTGTCCGAGTTCGCGATGGACATGCGGAACAACGCTGAAGGCGTAGCGGCGTCTCGGTAGCGACGACCAATCGCTCAGGGCCGATTGCAGACGAGCCCGGGGATTGTGCATCGGTGGTAGGACCCGGGCAGGGCGCGTGATGCAAGTGGAGGATGGATTGATCCATCCACCGGTGTTCTCTAAATGTTCAGCAAGAGGGGCTTGGTGCGGCATGTCGGGCTGCGCCTCTCTCTCTCGTTGTGGCGGCAGGGAAGTGGCGGCTTATGAAGGCGGCGACGTGGAGGGACCTGGTGATCGGCGGGTTCGTAGCCTTGATGCTCGGTGCAAGCGCCGCTTGGCTCCTTACCGGGCCTAGGGAGCGGCAGCTGGTCGTCGAGGTCGATGGCGCGAGTCTGGCCGCCGCAGATGGCGGCGAGGTCGAGATCGCCGTGGCTCCCGCCACGCTTCGACTGCAATGCCGTGGAGGGTGCGACGATCTGAATTTGAGGTTCAAGGGCTCGCCTGACCATGCGGCGTCTATGCGGATCACCGATCGCTCGGGGCGTGCCGTCGAGGCTGACGTTGAGAGCGGTCCGGCGGCTATGGAACGTGGCGGGCTGGCGCAGGCGGAAGCGAGACAATGAGAACCGGGCCTGGGCGCAAGTTGATGGTGGGCGTGTTCGCGACCGCGTTCGTGGTCGGCTTTGCGGCCTATCTGGCCAAGCCGATGACGGTCTTGGCGGGGTTGTCTGCCGCGGGCCCTGCGATGCCGTCGAAGGTGAGCGGTGGTTCTGGCCGCCTTGAGATCGACGGCAACGCGGTGACGAAGGCCGCCGGCGCTATCGTTACGATCGAAACCCCGACGCTGGCCTATCGCCAGGTCTGCCGAGGCGGCTGCGACGGCCTGCTGATCGACTATGGGCTGCGACCGCAAGCGGGCGCAGCGGTGACCGTGACGGGAGTTGATGGTCGCGCCGTGTACGACGGGGGGACCTATGACGACGCCGGCGTGGCGCGTCGCCTGAGCGAAGGGCCAGACGGGCGGCTGCGAATGGACCGAGCGGTCGCGCCCTGACGCCGCCAAGGTCGCGGCGGCTGTGATCACCCAGGCCGGGGTTCGTGGGCCCCTGCGGAGTTTCAACATGACCCATTCAACCAAGCCCGCGCGGCGCGCGCGGGTCGTGGGCCGCTATGGCCCGGAACTGGCGCACGGCATTTGCGCGCGGATCGCCAAGGGCGAAAGCCTGGCCGCGATCTGCCGCGAGCGGGGAATGCCGCCGCGTTCAACGGTCGACGCCTGGAAGGCGCTTTATCCGGAGTTTGGCGAGGCGTTCGCGCAGGCTCAAACGGCGGCCGGTGGGCCGGCTCGGGGCGGGCGGCCCTGCGGCTACAGCATCAAGGCGGCGGTCGAGCTTTGCCGGCGGTTGGGAGAGGGCGAGGCGCTGCACGCCATATGCCGTGATCCCGCCATGCCGTCGCAGAGCGCCTTTTACCTGTGGTTGCACCGCTTTCCGGAGTTCGCGGAGATGTACGCGGTGGCGCGGGAGATCCAGGCCTTCCGGCTGTTCGACGAGGTGCGAGAGATCGCCGATGCGGCGACGCCCGAGACCCTGCAGATCGCCAAGCTGAGGATCGGCGCGATCCAGTGGCAGGCCGGGCGGCTGGGTCCGAAGGGGCAGGGGGAAGCCGGGCGTGCGAGCCGCGAAGAGGACGGGCCGCGTCCGTTCGCAATCGAGGTGGTGAATTTTGTGCGGGAGGCGAGCTCCAAGCCGCCAGAAGAGTGAAGATGAGGATGTTCGACGAGGCGGCCGCCTGGCTGCAGGACCAAGGCGAGGACGTGAATCATGTCGCCCTCGGGCCAAAAGTAGAGCTAGGTGGTTGCATCGCGTTCGGCTTATGTTCCTGGGCGGCCAAGTTGTTTGGGGGCGCATCTCGAAGGTTCTGGCCGTGGTCTTGGCCCTGACGCCCTGCGCGGCGCAGGCGGCGGAGAGTTCGGCCGCCTGCGCCGGTCTTGTGATGTTCGACCCCGGGGCGCGGCTGTCGGCCGACGACATCGGGCGGGTGAGCGCGGCGGGGCATAGGCGCGTCGCCGATCGCTTCTTTCTGGCGTTCGACAGTTTCAGAGCCGACGGTCGGCCGGCGCGGGCCGGCAGGACGGCCCTGGCCGTGGCCGGCGCCGGTGGGGAATTGGGCGATCAGACCTATATCGGCGTGCTTTGGACCACCCAGCCGGAGCAGTTCGCGGCGGGCGCGCTGGCCGTCGTGCCGACGGCGTCTGGCGGCGCGCAGATCGAATTGCGCGCCACGGGACCCTGCGGCCTGGTCTGGCGCATGGAACTGACGCCAGGCGGCGCGGTGAGCATCAACGGGCGCAAGGCGGCGGAGATTGCGCAATGACGGCGCGGATGATCCTGGTCGTTGCGCTTGGCTTGCTGGCGGCGTGCGGTCCTCCGGCGCCCGAGAAGAAGCCGGCGGCGTCGCTGCCGGAGCCCTGGAGCGATCCCCCCCGCGCCAGATTGAGGACTGCGGGGACCTGTTTCGGTTCGATCCGGATGGGACGCTGTCGCCCGAGGAATATTTTAGGCTGACGAACGCGGATCCGCAGGTCGCCGGCAGCGGGGAGGGACGGCTGTCCTATCGCGCCTTCGACTATGAGGACACAATCCGCCGCGATGGGTGGATGGCGCTGGGCGTGGTGAACGCGCGGGCCAGACCGGGCGATGCGCAGAGCATCGGCGGGCTGCTCTGGGTGAAGGATAGCGCGACTTTGCTCTCGGGCGGCGGCGATAGCCTGTCCCGCGAGGGCGATAAGCTGAAGCTCAACATCGCGGTGGGCGATGTGAGCTTGCCCGTCGGTTTTGGGCGATGCGCCCAGCCCTATGTCGTGACCCTGGATGATCGGGGCCTGCTCACCGCCGGCGGCCGGGAGGTCGGGCGGGTGCAGTAGCCCTGTCCTGGCTCGTTCGCGGGCCGACCTTTCAACATCGGTGAAAACTTGGACAAGCCGCAGATTCCCAATCGCTGGGGGCCGCGGGCCTATCAGCATGACCTCTGGACCTATCTGGCGACCGGGGGGAAGCGGGCCGACGTGGCGGCGCACCGGCGTTGGGGCAAGGACGAGGTGGCGCTGCACTGGGCCGCCTTCAGCGCGGTTCACAGGGCCGGGCTCTACTGGCACATGCTGCCGGAGGCGGGGCAGGCGCGGCGAGCGATCTGGACGGCGGTCAATCCGCATACCGGCCGCAAGCGCATCGACGAGGCGTTTCCGAAGTCGATCCGCGCCCGCACGCTCGACAGCGAAATGCGCATCGAGCTGACGAACGGCGCGGTGTGGCAGGTGCTGGGCTCGGACAACTACGACAGCCTGGTCGGGGCGCCGCCGATCGGCGTGGTGCTGTCGGAATGGGCGCTGGCCAAGCCCGAGGCCTGGACCTACCTGCGGCCGATCCTGGCCGAGAACGACGGCTGGGCGCTGTTCCTGTGGACGCCGCGAGGGCGCAACCACGCGACCCGCAGCTTCGATGTTCGGGCGGCCGATCCAGCCTGGTTCACGCTGAAATCGCCGGCGACGCTGACTGACGTGTTCACGGCCGAGCAGCTGGCCAAGGAGAGGGTCGAACTGGTCGCCGAGGCGGGCTCGGCCGAGGAGGGGGAGGCGCGTTTCGCGACCGAGTACCTGGTCGACTTCGACGCCGCCGCGCCGGGCGCCTATTTCGGTTCGCTGCTGCGCGAGGCCGGTGAGCAGGGCCGCATCTGCCGCACGCCCTATGATCCGGCGCTGAAGGTCGACACGGCCTGGGACCTGGGCATCGACGACTACACGGCGGTCTGGTTCTTCCAGCAGGTCGGGCGCGAAGTGCGGGCCATCGACTACTTCGAGACGTCCGGCGAGGGGCTGCAGTCGATCGTGCGCGAGGCGATCGCGGCCAAGCCGTATGTCTATGGAACCCATTATCTGCCGCATGACGTGATGGTGCGCGAACTGGGCGCGGCGGGACGCTCGCGGTTCGAGACCCTGGGCGGGCTGGGCGTCTCGCCGATCAATGTGGGGGTGGCCAGCGATCCCGAGGAGCGGATCAACGCCGCGCGCCAGATGATCGCGATGACCTGGTTCGACGCCGAGCGCTGCGCCGTCGGCCTGGATCGGCTGCGGGCCTATCGCAAGCGCTGGAACAAGGCGACCTCAAGCTATGTCGGGCCGCTGCACGACTCCGCCAGCCATGGCGCCGACGCGTTCGGCGAGTTCGCGGTCAACCGAAGGGGAGCGGCCGTTGCGCGCAGCGCCGCGCCGAGGCGCGAGGGCTTGAGCTGGATGGGGTGATGCAGAAGAGGCAATGGATGACTGCAAGGCCAATTGTCAGGCGAGCAAGCGAGGGCCGTTTGGCCGCTCGGCGTCCGGCGCGCTTAGCAACCTCCGCGAATGGACGGATCCAAAAAATGCTGAAGAACGATTCTGCGGCGGACCAGGAGGCCAACCAGTGGGGCCGCGACCAGGCGCATTCTGCCGGCAGCTGCAGTGAAGTCTGTGTTCGTTATCGGCCGCGCACGCTTCCTGACCAATATTGAAGCCTTGTGTATTGGCCAGATGTTCGCGATATGTTCCGTCCCGCACGAGGGGCGGCAATGCGGACAATCTCAGGCTTGGGGCTACTCGCCCTAGCAATGGTGGGCGTCGGGTTGGCGTGGCTGTTTGACGGCGATGGTTGTCGCGATGCCGGCGGCTCGTTCGATGAGCGGACCCGTGCATGTGACTATGGCCGGCCAAGCGGCGCGCCGCCGGATGGATGGCGCTTTGTGCCGATGGAGGGCGTTAAGGCCGCCGTCCTCGAGACCGGAGCGCGCTGGCCGTGGCTCAGACCTGCAGGCGGTCGACTCTATGATACGAATGACTTCGACGGTGACGGCGAGATCGACGAGGTCGCGGTTCTGGTGCGGGAAGACTGGTCCGGTCATGCGTTGTTTGTGTTTAGAGCCGCAAATGCGCGGCGCGCGGAGAGGCTGACGCCCGTCCGGTCTTTGGGCGAGGTAGCGCACCTGGACCTTGCTCGCGGGGAGGCCCGTCGCTGCTCGCTCGGCGATGTGGAGGGCTGCCGCGCCGAACCCCGAAGAGCTGCGCCGATCAATCTAGAATACATGGAGCGGGGCGAAGAGACCTATCGCTGGGACGGGGCTGGGTTCGTGCTGTCGCCGGCTCCGCGTTGAACGCCTACGCCGGGCCGAAGCCAAGCGAATAATCCCAAAGGACTGAAGCCTTGAAGATTTCTATCCAGTAATGTACATAGTGTAAATTATTGGATGGAGGTGGCCTTGGTCGCTCAAGCCAAGATGGATGCTCCGGCCGAGCCGGCGCTGAGCCTGGACGGGCTGCGCGACGCTGAAACGCGGCGGCGGCTGTCCGCCCCGGCGGTGGCGCTGTTTCTGCGGACCTGCGATCTCTGGGACCTGAAGGTCGAGGAGCGCATGGCGATCCTGGGCGGCGTCTCGCGCCAGACCTATCACAACTGGAAAGCGGGCAAGGTCGGCGCCCTCAGCCGCGATCAGCTGGAGCGGATTTCGCTGGTGCTGGGCGTGCTCAAGGGGCTGCGGCTGGTCTTCGCCGAGGATGTACAGGGGATCCGCTGGCTGAAGGCGGCCAATTCGGACGTCCCGTTCCGCGGCGGCGCTCCGATCGACCTGATGGTCGAGGGCGGGATGAGCGGCCTCTATGACGTGCGCCGCTATCTGGACGCCTGGCGCGGGGTGAAGTGAGCTTCGCGCGTTCGCGGGTCGTCGCCCGCACCCATCGCCTGATCGCCTCCAGGTTCCCGACGGTCGGGGTGTTCGACGACATCGCGGCGACCGAGGAAGAGCTGCGGGTCGCCTTCCTGCTGGAGGATCTCACCAACCAGCGCAGCCACCGACGGCTGGAGGCTCTGCCGGCCGGCGGCGTGGCGCTGGGCCCGACCGCATCGATCGCCATGGCGGCGTTCCTGCATTGCGCGGAAGAGGGCGGGCGGTTCTCGGACGGCGACCTCGGCGCCTGGTATGCGGCCACGGATCTTCCGACCGCGATCGCCGAGACTGTGCATCATCATGAGCGGCGGCTGCGGGCGTCGGCGGGCGGTTTTCCCTGCCGGATCCAGATGCGCGAGCTGGTCGTGCGCCTGAACGCGGACCTGCTGGACCTGCGCGGACGAGCCGCCACCAACCCCGAGCTCTATGATCGCGACGACTATTCGGCCTCCCAGCGCTTTGCGCGCGAGCATCGTTGGCCCTACGCCGCCGAGGACGGCTTCGTGTTCGACAGCGTGAGGCGCGAGGGCGGCGTGAACGTCGCCATCTTCAGGCCGGGGGCCTTGCCGCTGCCGATCCGCCAGGGCGACCACTATGAGTATGTCTGGGACGGCGGCGGCGAGTTGACGGTCCTGAAGCTCAGCGTCGTGAAGCGTTGATGTTCTCTTTTTGTTCTTGACATTCTCCCGGGTTTTTGTGATTATCTGGCTATGGGTGATCACTGCGCCTGACGCGGAGATCGCCGCGAGCGATGGGGCCAGAGCGGCCCGCGCCGGCGCCCAGAACTAGCCGAGCGCCTCCCGGGGCTCGTCCTCAAGGATCCACATGACCGACATTCTCAAGGACGCCCGTGAGGCGTTCGAACTCGCGCGCGACCACGAGGCGGAGAACCGGCGCGAGGCGCTGGACGACATCCGCTTCGCCAGGCTGGGCGAGCAGTGGCCCGCCAAGATCCGGCGCGACCGGGAAATGGACGGGCGCCCGTGCCTGACCATCAATCGCTTGCCGGCCTTCATCCGCCAGGTTGTGAACGATGCGCGGCTGAACAAGCCCGCCATCGTCTGCCACCCCGTCGATAGCGGCGCTGACCCAGAGACTGCGGAGATCTTCAACGGCCTGATCCGCAACATCGAACAGAGCTCGGACGCCGAGGTCGCGTACGATACGGCCCTCGACTTCGCGGTCACCGGGGGCTTCGGCTACTTCCGCATCAACACCCGCTACGCGCGGGACGACGCCTTCGACCAGGATCTGGTCGTCGAGCGGGTGGCCAACCCGTTCTCGATCTATGGCGATCCGGCGTCGACCGCCGCGGACTCGTCGGACTGGAACAGCGCCTTCGTCGTCGACACGCTGTCGAAAGCCGAGTTCGCGGCGCGCTGGAAAGGCGCCGATCCCGTGGACTGGGAAGCCGACGCCTATGCCGGGCTATTGGGGCCTTGGGTCGAGGGCGAACGGGTCATGGTCGCCGAGTACTGGCGCCGCGAGGCGACGGTAAGCTCCATCGTCGCGTTGTCCGACGGCCAGGTGGTCGCGCTGGATCTCTATGAGAAACAGAAGGCGTTGTTCGACGCCATCGGGGCGAGCGTGGTCGGCCAGCCGCGGTCGGTCGCGTCGCAAAAGGTCGTGCAGCGGATCATGACCGGCGCCGAGGTGCTGGAGACGATCGACTGGGCCGGGAAGTACATTCCGATCGTACCGGTCTACGGCGAGGAGCTGCACGTCGATGGACGGCGCCGGCTGCGCAGTCTGGTGCGCGACGCCAAGGATCCGCAACGGATGTTCAACTATTGGCGGACCACCTCGACGGAACTGGTGGCGCTGGCGCCGAAGACGCCGTTCATCGGGCGCAAGGGCGCGTTCGAGACGGACGCGGCGAAGTGGGTCACGGCGAACGTCCAGACCCATGCCTACATCGAGTACGATGGACCAGAACCGCCTCAGCGCCAGCCGTTCGCAAGCACGCCGGTCGGCGCAATCCAGGAAGCTCTGCACGCCAGCGACGACATGAAGTCGATCATGGGATTGCATGACGCCAGCCTGGGCGCCCGGTCGAACGAGACCTCGGGCCGGGCGATCATGGCGCGGCAGCGCGAAGGGGACGTGGCGACATTCCACTACATCGACAACCTGTCGCGGGCGATCCGGCACGCGGGGCGGATCCTTATCGACCTGATCCCAAAGGTCTATGCGACGCCTCGGGTGCTGCGCGTCCTTGGACCCAGCGGCGAAGCCCAGATGGCGACGGTGAACCAGCGCTTCCAGGCGCAGGTCGCCGACGCGGCCGGGCAGATCCGCAAGATCGAGAAGATCTACGACCTGGGGGCCGGCAAGTACGACCTGACGGTGCGCTCTGGCCCCAGCTTCACCAGCCGGAGGGAAGAGGCGGCGACGCAGATGATCGAATTGATCCGCGCCTATCCCCCGGCCGCCCCGATGATCGGCGACCTGCTGGCGAGAAACCTGGACTGGCCTGGCGCGGACGAGATCGCGCAGCGGCTGGGCGCCATGCTGCCGGCGCAGATCAAGGGATCGTCGCCGGAGATCGAGCAGGCCAAGGCGCAGCTGGGCAAGCTCGCCCAGGCGCTGCAGGCGGCCAACGCCAAGGTCGCGGCTTTGGAGCAGGATCGCGTCCACGAGGCGAGGCGGTTGGAAATCGAAGCCTTCGAGGCCGAGACGAACCGGATGCGGTTGACCGGCGCCGGACCAGCCGAGCCGTGACGTAGCCCGGCGGCTCACTCAGCGACATCGGAATCAAGTGCGCGCGGATGACCCGCGCCACAACGGCCTCGCGAGCCGAGGCGGCATCCAGAGGACAAAAATGCAGTCAGACGACACGTCGACTTTCGGCGGGCTTTCGCGTGCGCAAATGGCCGGCGAGGCGCCCGAACTCCACGACGAAACCGAAGAGATCGAGCATGAGGGGCGGTTCTACCGCGTCCCGCGCGCGCTCTCGGGAGCTTTCATGGCGAACACGGACTACGTCCGAAAGGCCCAGGAGCTGGCGGAGCTGCGCCAGGGGTTGGACCGTGAGCGCGAAGGCTTCACCGCCCACACGGAGCTGATGCAGGCGACGCTCGCCGAGCGCGCGCGGCTGGCCGCCATCGATGACCAGCTGGAGGACTTCGAAAGCGTCGACTGGGAGACGTTTGGCGAGGAAGACCCGCAGACCGCGCGGGCGTTGTGGGCCCGATACCAGCAGCTGGCCGAGGCGCGTGAGCGCTACGCCTGGTCGCTCACTCAGCGAGAGCACCAAGGCCGCGCCCAGGCTGAGCGCGAGCTCACCGAACAGATGGCGCAGACCGGGAAAATCCTGGCCGCGGAGATCGAGGGGTGGTCGCCTGAGGTGGCGACCAAGCTGGTGGAGTATGCCGCGGCCTTTGGCGTGACGTTGGACGAACTGCGGGAGGTGGCCGATCCCCGGCTTTGGAAGATCTTGCACCGCGCCCAGTTGGGTGACGAGGCGGTCAAGCGCGGGGAGACGACCAGGCAAGCTGAGCAACTTCAGGCCGTGCGCCCTGCGGTGCAGGTAAGCGGCGCCGGCGCTTCGGGCGGCGGCGTGCGCGACGAACTGGCGACGCGCGAATGGATGCGCCGGCGCAACGACCAAGCTGTGGCGGGGCGTTGATGGGGCAAGCGACATTGATGCTGGAGGAGCGGGCCGCTTTGGCGGCCGCGCCCAGGAAGACCGACTACCTCACGCCCGAGCAGCGGCGGTTCGATGATGAGCGCCGTCGCGTCTCCAAAGAAAATGCCTGGATGGCCGTTCCGGCCTTGGCGCCCGCGGCGGCGGTCGCCGCGGCGCAGGGCGTGCCGCTCGCAGCAACATCGGCTGTGAACGCGGCCAGGTTCATCGCCAGGGGCGGGGAGTGGGACTTCGGTCCGAATTTCCGGATCGCGCCATTTGGCAACCGAACGGGCGATCCGCTCGGCCGCTATCCCCACTATCATCGAAGGGATCCGCTCGTGGACGGCGTTGGGAAACGGGGGCAAGGGATCCGCCGCCACAGGCCTTGGGAGGAGAAGTCGAACGACACGAGCTTCTGGGATCGCTTTTGAGTTCCTCATTTGTTCTTGAGCTGAGCTGTTGATCAGAGGTAGGGTTGTCCAAGGGCCCGTGTTCTCTCGTAGCGGGCATATGCACTTGGAAGAAGATCCATGAAGCCGCCAATTGTCTCCAACGATTCCCATGACCCGGAAGCGGCGGGCGACCTTTCGGTCTATGAGTCCGTCGAGTGGGCCCAAATGGGGCACGAGCCCTATGACGCCAAGGATCCGGCTCAACAGCTTTACGACAGTGAAGGGCGGCTGCTGCGGATGAAGGCGCTATGGGACCCCCACGCCGTGCGCATTGAACCAGCGGAGGACGAGCCAAGTCATCTGGACCGGCTCACCCGGATCGTGAAGCAGCACCTCTCGCAGATCGACGCGCCGCCTGAGTTGGCGGACCGGCCGTTGGCGGAGATGCTGCAGTATATCTATGAGCGCGATCCCAACCCGTACTCCGGCTATCGCCGCCCCGGGGAGCCGCGGCTTGGCTTCTGGCGCGGGCTGATCAAATGGTTCTGGCTGGATAGGCGCTCCTAGCGAAAACTCCTGACCGCGGGCGCTGAACGACCAGCGCCCTGACCACCGCTGCGCATCTAGACGCGGCTTCTCAGAAACCTGCCGATTTCAACGGGACCGCCCTTGGCCGTCCCGCGCTTCGGCGTGCCTATTACAAAGGACAGTATGGCCAATACGCTGCTTTCCCCCACGTCGGTGACCCGCGAGGCGCTGCGCGTGCTGCATCAGAAGCTGAATTTCGTGGGTTCCATCACGCGAGAGTACGACGACAGTTTCTCCCGCCAGGGCGCCAAGATCGGTGACACGCTGAAGGTCCGGTTGCCGAACCAGTACACCGTGCGCAGCGGCGCAACGCTCGCCGCGCAGGACACCAGCGAGACCAGTGTGGATCTCAAGGTCGACAACCAAAAGGGCGTCGATCTGAACTTCACGTCGGTGGACCTGACTCTCTCGCTGGATGACTTCTCTGAGCGGATCTTGGAGCCGGCGATGTCGGTGCTGGCCGCGACCATCGAGTCCGACGCCATGAACATGTACCGGCAGGTCTGGAACCAGGTGAACAACCAGGGCGCTGCGGCGACGTTCGCGAACGTCCTGCAGGGCCGCAAAGTGCTGGTGGACAATCTGGCCCCCCTGGCGGGACGCACGTGCAACCTCAACACGCAGGACAATGTCGATCTGGTCGATGCGCTGAAAGGCCTGTTCAACGACCGGGCGACGATTTCGCGCCAGCATCGAGAGGGCTTCATGGGCCGGACCGCTGGGTTCGACTTCATGGAGAATACGCTGTGGCCCTCGCACCCCCGTGGCGCGGCGGTCGCAACCGGCTACCTCGTGAACGGCGTCAACCAGACGGGCGGCGCGCTGATCGTCGACACCGGAACGACGGCCCCGGTCGAGGGAGACGTCTTCACCATCCAAGGCGTCTACCGCGTGCACCCCGAAACCAAGGCTGCGACGGGCACGCTGCAGCAGTTCGTCGTCGGGCCGGCGGCCACCGCGACCTCGTGGACCATCTCGCCGGCGATCGTCACTACGGGCGCAGGCAAGAATGTGAGCAATGCGCCGGCGGACAATGCGCCGATCA